ACACTTCAAGAAGAGTAAGTACCCATGGGTTGTCCAGTTGAATATTTTAACTGGTAACCTTCTGGAGTACTAAAAACTCTTTCTTGAAGGATAGATTGTCAGGCTTGAGCTAGTTTCATATCAAAGATTCTAGCCATTAGCCTTTTCTGTAATTCTACAGGAAATCTATCAGTTGCTGAACTTAAGTCCAAGGATCAGAAGTTCTCATTATTAATCTCTCATTTATTAAATGGAGATTGAGTGTAAGTTCTATCACATGGAAGATTTTGAAGTTTATTCATTATCTTATTATGTATAGGTTTAAGATATAATTGTGAGAAGTAATCACTAATCGCAATTATTCTTAACTTACACTCCGGATCTTTAACAAATGAAATCTTCCCTAAAGTTCTTAACTTTGAGGGTTTGATCATTTTATTAAAGGCTTCCGAATAATTTTTAGAAAAGAAATCTATCCCATCATTTGTTGTAATTTTGAATAATCTATCCATCATTGGATAGTCAAAATTTAACAAATCTTGCTGAGCTGATAATGTTGCTGGTCCATTTGGACCAGCTTTTGTTGAAAGATATACATCTTTCAACTTATCAAACTCAGGATGAGTAGATTTTAATCTATATTCTTGAACAAACTTATTGATTACACCTGATGGTATAATGTGAGTCATTTTTGACTCATTAGTTATACTATCGTAATCAGGTTTGATTTTGGATCACTCCTTACCTGTTAAATCTCAACTTCGTGTGAAGTTTAAGATTGTAAACAAGTATTTGAGTGACTCCAAATTACCATCTACAAGTGGTTTCAAGAAGGAGAAAACTTTTGGTCAACCTTCTTTGTCTATTCCTATCATCATATCATTAATGAAAAGAGGATGACCACATATGTACCTTGTACAATGAAGTCTCACTCTTTTCAGATATTTTATAGTATAGACAGTTCCATTATTCTTAAGTAATTTAAAAATTACCTTAAATAATGGACGAAGGTATTTAGATGTATCAATCGAAGGAAAGACTAAAATCATTATTCTTCAAAGAATTTTGATATAAGTTTTCTTCATTGAGCATTTAAAATCTTATACTTAAGGCGTATAAACCTCATCATGTAATCCTCAGATTCTGAGGCATGATAAAACCATAGAG